TTACAATCCAGTTTTAACTTTTTTCATACCCCAAATGTCGCTTTCACCACTACCCAGGGTGAGCGTATAATTTATGACGTAGTTACTGTCATCGATATTGTGGTTGACAATGAGTACAAATCTGCCGATGGACTTGGTCTCCTGATCATATGCCGTGGACTTGGCAATGCCGGGTAATTTTGACAGAGAGACCGATTTGAATAAATACACCTCCGTAAGGTATCCAGCTTTACTACTCGCAAATTTGCTTATTAATTTACTATCTGCAGGCATCATGGCTTTTATGCCGGTAAGGAATTGCCGCGTGGTCGGCAACTGGTTTCCCGGAACACCGAACATGCCCCACGTCTCGCCATGGATTGTGCCGATCCGCCCGTCAAAGTCATTCCACCCGCCCTTAGAATAAGCAACTGAATGCTTTTTATCACTCCCAATGTAGACATCAGTATATGCCCCGCCTACAGAAAACTCCTGACGGAAGCCTTTGTTCCATTTTTTTTCGAAAACGGAGAACCTTTCACCGAGCCCAGCCGCCCATAAATTGGTACCCGTGATTAGCAGGCAGATTAACATCACTAATCTTTTTCTCATACCCTCTCCTTTACATTCTCCGTCCACACCACACTACACGGCCAACAATCGTTAATTGCTCCACCTTATCCGGTGTAATGATCTCCGGTTCATATACCGCATTATCGCTCTTCACTATAACCGTACGGTCGAGCTTCTGCTGGATCCGCTTCACCATTAGTGCGCTGTCGAATGATAGGACATAAATGGCGTTGTCCTGGATGTGAGTTGCGCGCAAGTCGATAAGAATCAGATCACCGTTGCTCAAGGTTGGCTCCATGCTATCGCCAAGGACCGAAATAAGCGCTAGATGGTCTTTTGAAATGCCGAGGGAGTTCTTAACCCACTCTGATTTAAAGGCCAGATAATCGACAACCTGCTCGCTCTGGATTACGGCACCACCGCCAGCACTAGCCTTTACATCATAGCGTGGCACCATTACGTAATCCTGCTCTATTTCCTCTGTAGCCGCATAATGGGCAAGGTGGTCCGCGGAAACCGGCAGATCTGATCGCCTCATTGGCCCTTCTTCGATCAAAAGCCACGTAGCGTTAATATCAGGGAAGGCTTTTAAGATATTAGCGATATCTTCAGCGTTCGGATACTGGCTTCCCCTTTCCCAATTACCGTAAGTAGACTTGCTGCAGCCGATCATTCGCGCGAAATCCTCTTGCTTCAGATCCCCTCTTATCAATTTCAATCTGCCGCCAAAGTCCATTTTTGGATCCCAAAGTTTACAATTTACTGTCAAGGCAATTTATTGATTTTGTAAACCTGCCACATCGATAAAGCCTGAGGTTTACAATTCCAAGAACTAGCTGTGCTTATTGCAGAAAATGCAATTTCTTGTGCATCGAGGTTTACAATTCACAAATACAAAAATTGTAAACCCAAATATTATATTGACTGGGTCAATAAATGGGTTTATAAGGCTAGACATGTCAAGGCAGCGAATACCAAAAAATCCCGAACAACGTCGGGCATGGATCAATTACCAGTTACATATGGTCGGTTCGTCTTTTTCAGCCATTGCTAGGGAGCACAAAGTGACTCGCCAGGCCGTCCACTTGGTAACCATCCAGCCATCACCAAAGTGGGAAGAAGTGATCGCCAAAAAGATCGGCAAGAGGCCGGAAAAAATATGGCCTGAACGCTACGCTGCGTAACAATCATCAAAAGTGAATGAATAAATCACTAATGTATTCAAATTGCGATGTGAATATAACCCAGTTTTGGGACACAGCACAATGACAAAGAGCAAAAAAAATATAGTCGCACACAAAGATCAGCTCAGTCTTTTCGATCTTTTGCGCCAGGAACAATCCGAGCGTCAGTCGTGTCGATCTGGCCGCCTCAATCTCACTGCTCAAATCAATTCCGCGATAAAAAACGCAATACGCAATGCTCCCAAAAGCAGAGAAACCATTGCCGATGAAATGACCGAGTACACCGGTGAAAGAATCACCGTGCAGATGATCAATAACTGGACTGCCGACAGTCACCCCCACGACATGCCCGGCCGGTTTTATGCGGCCTTCTGCGTGGCCACCGGTGACAATGAACTAGTCCGGATCCAGGCCGAGGCAGTCGGCGTCTTTACCCTGCCGGGACCGGATGCCCTGCGGGCCGAGATACAGAAACTGGATGAGCAGACCAAAGAGCTGCAGGCAGAGAAGAAAAAACGGCAGATGTTTCTGCAGGAACTAGAAGGCAAAAGGAAGTAACACTGCATTTGTTATGAATGGCCAGGAGGGCAGCTCCCATGGAGCAAGAGCGCATAATTCTTAAAGTATCCGAGATTGCAGAAGCCCTAAAAATCAGTCGAGTCGCGGTAAACAAGCGGAAACTGTCCCAGGCGTGGCCAACGGTCAACGGGTCCGGCCCTGATTGTTTCGACATCGACGAGATACCCCTCACCTACAAAGAGCGCAAGATCTGCCGCACTTGGGATAACCGCCGCAAAGGCAGTCATCTTCGAATCGTAGCATCACCAGCCGAGCGTGAAGCCGAGGCCGCCGAAAAAGAGCGCCTTCGCCTGGAAGCTCGGGAGCAGAGCCTGGCCACATTCAGCCGCCTACCCGAGCAGCAGCAGCGGGGTGCCAAGGCCAAACTGGAGATTATCAAGGCTTGCAATAATTTCATCATGACCAACAAGCTTGCCAAGATCGCCGGTCAGGATGCTTTTGCCCACGAGTACAGCCTAGGCCGGGCCGATGTTGCTCCCTGGGTATACGATGAGATCCGTGACTTCCATCCAGGCACCTTGCGTACCTGGATCAACGAGGAATACGAGCTCGGCATGCTGGGGCTAGTCGATATGTACGGCAATCGCAAAGGGCAGAGCAAGATCGAAACCTACCCTCCCTATAAGGAGCGAGTGCTCGCCCTGCTCCTCGACAAGCCGTGGATCCAACCGAAACATGTTCAGGAGTCGCTGCTCGCCATCACCCCGGCCGGACCCTATGTCAGTATCAAGAGCGTCGATCGCTACATCAAACAGTGGAAACAAGACCACCCCCAGGAATTCGCTTTGGCCACCAATCCGGATGATTACAAGAACCGTTATCAGGCCGCTTTCGGATCACGATCCGAAGGCATCGAAGGCCCCAACCAGTTGTGGGAGATCGATGCTACGCCCGCCGATCTACTACTCGTTGATGGCCGCCACAAGATCATCGGTCTGATCGACGTCGGCCCTCGGCGGCTGATCCTGCAAGTGACCAGGACCGAGCGGGCCGTTGACAACGCGGCAGTCGTCCGCCGCGCCATATTAACCTTTGGAGTCCCTAGGAACGGCATTTTCAAGACCGACAACGGCACATCCTATTCCTCCGATCATTTCATGCGGGTCATGGACGACCTAGACATCGATCAACGCTTCTGCAAGCCATTCTCCGGTGATGAGAAGCCCCACATCGAGCGTAGTTTCCACACATTCTCTCACGACCTGGTTGAACTGATGCCCGGCTTCTGCGGTCACAATGTTTCCGAGCGTAAAGCGATAGAAGCCCGGAAATCTTTTGCAAAACGGATGATGACTCCAGGCGAGGTGATCGAATTCAGCATGACCGCCGAAGATCTGCAGGAATTCTGTGATCACTGGTGCGCCACCTACCACAACCAGAAACACTCTGGTCTGGGTAAATCACCCAACCAGGCACTGTCCGAGTGGCCGCACCCCATTTACACCATAAATGATGTGCGAGCACTGGACGTGCTGTTGTGCGAGGCTCCCCAACGTCGCGGCAAGCTGCCTACCGTGCAGAAAAAAGGCATCATTCTGGACAAGGGCTGCTACATCCACCCGCTGCTGGCCGATCATATCGGGGAGCAGGTCCGGGTTCTCTACGATCCCGCCGACCTCGGGCGGATTATCGTCCATACCCTCAATGAGCACGGCGTCTTCGAATTCTGCTGCATCGCCGAGGATCCCGAGCGCACCGGAATATCCCGCTATGAAGTAGCAATGGCTGCCAAGGCACGCCAGAAAGAACACAAAGCGGCAATGGCCCATCACGCTCGAGAGGCGAAAAAGACCCTCAAAGGGGTCGATGTTGTCACTGCAGTCATGCAGTACCGGGAAAAGCAGGCTGCAGAGACCACGGTCAGTTATTTCCCACGCCCCACGTCCGAACATACCAGCGCCGGACTGGTAGCCGCCAGTCAGGCAGCGGCAGCGCTTATGGGTAACGGTAAGACTCCGATCGAGCATTCGCCCGAGCTGCAAGCCAAACGCGCAGCGCTTGCCACTATGGCAGAAACGAATGTGGAGGCCCCACAGCCACAACAGCGCAAGGTGGTGCAGCTGCCGGTCAAACCGGCAGGTTTTGCGGTACCAGAGGGAAGAAAAGAGCGGTGGGATTTATGGAATGAGTTGCACAACCGGATCCTGTCCCAAGATTACATGCTAGATGAGGAGCTCCAGTTTTATACCAGTTTCCGCCAATCGCCAACTTGGAAGAGTTTCGCCATGATGTACAACGCGCAATAAAAAAAGCCCAGCCGGTGGCACGGCAGGGCTTCTTGGGGCTTTTGCCCACTACTAAACGAAGGAGGAATAATTGTGACACAGATCAGACTCAACGTCAAGACGGCAGCGCTCACCAACATCACCCTGGGGCTCGAAGCAGCAGAGGTGGCCATCGGCCGCCGTGATCACCTTCCCGGTCTCGTTTGTTTTACCGGCCATAGCGGACTCGGTAAATCAATGACCGCAGCCTACGTGGCGCAGCAGTACAAGGCGTACTACGTCGAAGTCCGCCGGGTATGGCAGCGCAAGCATTTCCTCGAAGCCATCCTGCACCAGATGGGCATCCCCTATGACAAGCTCGATATCGCCCAGAAAACGACGCTGGTCAGCCAGCAGCTGTTGCTGTCACGCCGGCCGCTGATCATTGATGAATTTGATAACATTGTCGACCGTGCTAAGCCCGGAGACTTCATCGAATTGGTCAGAGATATTGCCGACAGTTCCCAGGGTGCCGTGATCATCATCGGCGAAGAGCGGCTGCCGTACAAACTTTCGAAGTATGAGCGATTCCACAACCGGATCCTGGCTTGGTACCAGGCACTGCCTGCCGACCTGGAAGATACCAGGATTCTCGCCCAGTTCTACTATCCCGAGCTGCAGATCGGCGAGGACCTCCTGAGCGCCATCAACGTCAATACCAAAGGCGTCGCTCGCCGGATCTGTGCCAACCTGGACAGTGCCGCCAGGGAAGCTGCCCAGCTCGGTATTAAAGAAATTGGCCTTACCGAGTGGGGAAACCGTTCCTTCAACACCGGCGAGCCTCCAAAAGCGAGGGTTCTATGAGCAGAAAGCCGGTCAATAAACTGCGGCCTGAAGAGAGCCGGGATGCTGTCTGGGCGGAGATCCGGAAGCAGGCCGGGGGCTTTACCATCAAGAGCATTGCCTACTCCACCATGCTCCATGTTGACACCGTGAGAGACTACATAACGGGGCTCTGCAATGCCGGATTTATAGTGAAGATCTCGGAGCCGGGATCCAGTACCTTCGCTGCCCTACAGTACAGGCTGGAAAATGATTGCGGAGTGGATGCCCCCAGGGTCCGCAAGGACGGCACCGAAGTCACCATGGGCAAGGGCCGGGAGCAGATGTGGCGTGCTCTCGGTATTCTTGGGCAGAAAGGCACCACCTTCACCTACAAAGACCTGTGTTTCTACTCTTCGACCGATGAATCACCGGTGGCTGATGCCGATGCTAAACATTACATCCGCTACCTGGCCGAGGCAGACTACCTGCTGCTGGTGCAAAAAGGCACGGGCGGACGCCCATCTCTTTACCGTATGAATCCGGCCAAATGGACCGGTCCAAAACCACCAATGATCCAGCGTGTACGCCAGTTGTATGACCCCAACCTCAAAAAGGTGGTGTGGAGCGAGATCGGAGGTGCCGAATGACACAGGCCGATAAACTGGAGCTGCTCCGCAACAAGGTTGCTGAATATGGCGAAGGAGGTCAGGTCAGGGCCGCCGAGGAACTCGGCTATTCAACGTCCGCAATTAACCAGGTGCTGCACGGTACTTACAAAGGGCGCATTGAAAACGTTCTGAAGCGAGTCATCGAGGTATATGGGGGGCTGCTGGTTGACTGCCCGTCCACGGGATCCATTCCCCTGGCAACGTGTGCCGAGGAACGGAAAAAACCGTTCCTCATGATCAGCGCGGAATACAGCCGGCAGCGATTGGCTTGCCAGAAATGTCCAAACAATGGAGGTAAGCCATGAAGGTATCGCTATTCTGGATCCTGCCGATCTTCTGGGCAGGCGTTGGCCTTGGTGGCTCCCTGACCGCCCTGATCTTAATGCAAGTGAGAAAGTTCCGTCAAAGGAAACATTCGGCCATAAAGCTGACAGCTGAGGAAGAAGCGAAGATCAAGGAACTGTCCCAGGCAATGGGTGAGGCCATCAAGCGCCAGTCCGAACCGCCTCAATCGGACACCGTTCTCCTCAACGAGGAGATCCGCCGCAACGTCGTCCGTCTCCACCCGGATCTGGCCGGCCGGCCACGCTCGATCAAGAACAGGATCATCCCATTTCTCGGCGGCGAAGGCCGCTGTTAAAGGAGGGTAAACGATGTTTAAACGCATCTTTAAATGGTTGAAAAGACGCAAAGATCAGCAGGCCCGGAAAATCAGCGACTACCGCAAGGTTAGCCTCGCCACCAAGCTGGTCTGCTCGGGCAGCCTCCAGCCCCCACGCTTCTCCTCATGGTGGCGGCCATGATCATTCAGACTTGTGTCACCATCACCTCGATCGGCTTCGAGATCACCGCCTATACCCAGGATGGTGTCGCCATCAAAGAAAGCTACCTGCGGGGGCCGAAGGGTTACGACTGCTACCGGGGCAACTTCAAAGACGAGCAGGAATTCGACGACCATGCCGGCTTGCTGATGGCACTCGGCGACATCGTCCAGCCGGTCATGGACCTGGCCGAACAATTGAGACTACAAAAGGAGATATCCAATGAATCAAGCAACTGAAACCTTTCCCGGCCATAGGCAGAACGCCAAAGGGCACTGGGTACCGGAAGCCACCATCCGCCCCTCCGACCTGGCCATCGACGAATTCGTAGTCGAGACCGCCGCCAACTGGATCCAGCTGCAGACCCTGGTCCGCACCTTCAAGGCCAAAGTCTTCGGCGACGTCCAGGCACTGCTCGACCTGATCGCCGAGAAGTACAACGTCAAAAAAGGGGGCAAGAAGGGCAACGTCCAGATCTTCAGCTACGACGGCCGTTACAAACTGATCGTCGCCGTTGCCGACAGCATCAGTTTCGGCCCCGAACTGCAGGCCGCCCAGCAGCTCATTTGTGACTGCCTGCATAGCTGGACCGAAAACTCCGGCGTCGAATTGCGCACCATCGTCAACGCCGCCTTCGACGTCGATGCCTCCGGCAACGTCAACGTCGGCCGCATCCTCTCACTTCGCCGCTACAACATCGACAACGAAGACTGGCGCCAGGCCATGAAGGCCATCGGCGATGCCATCATGGTCGTAGGCAGCAAGCAATACGTCCGTCTCTACGAGCGCAATAAAGTCGGCGAATACATCGCTGTGCCGCTTGATATAGCGGCGCTGTAGGGGGGAAGAGACAATGGCAAGTAAAGCCGAAACCAACGGCTACCGCAAGGCTCTCGACTCCCGCGCCTACCCCTTCTGCATTCAAAAGCAGGCCGTACCCTACGACTGGTGTGAGGTGACTGGCCAGCAGATCAGGTACGACATGACCTGCGACCAGTATCGGGAGGAATAGAACTAACATGAGAACATTAGCCGGTGGTTTTCAAATAGACGAACGATGCTTTGTGGATCCGCGCCCGGATCCCAACCGGGCAACTGTGTCTGATGCTATGGCAGAAGTCTTTCTGGCACACAACACCTTCCTCTGCCAGGCATTGTCCGCTCGGATCGGGCCGGAACAGTGCAAGCGGAACCGGGCCAATGGCCTTTACCTCTGCGGTAAATGCACCCAGGAAAAGCATGAATCTATGGCGGCGCTGCCGGCACGAACAGTCAAGCGCCGCAAGGGAGATAATCCGGAAAGCCCCTGGCGGCAGAACCCAATAATGATACGCACACAATGCCGCAAAAAGGTTTTTAGTGCCGCACCCTCCTCAAAACGGGAGCTTGAGCCACAGATGAAGGAAATGCTGCGATTCATGGCAAAACGAGGTAACGCCCAGGCCATTGTCATTTTGAATGAGGTCTTACCATGATCGAAGATCTGCACCGCAAAACCCGGCAATTTGAAGATAGCCTCCTTGGCCAGATTGACCAGCTCCTAGAGGAAAACAAAGAACTGAAGATCAAGCACCTGGAGCTGATCAAACAGATTCGTGATCAGCGTGAAGCGGGCAATGGTTAAATGCCGAGGTTAACAGCCGACGAACAAATAACCTATGAGGAGCGGGCCGCCATCATCGAATACTATGGGGGCGTCGACAGAAGCGAGGCGGAACGCCGGGCAAAGAAAATCAGCGATGGCCGGGGCGCTGAGCCTGAGCAGATGAACCTGATCGAACCGGAATATAAAAGCATGCTCCGGGAATTTTACAGACGGTAATACACACCATGCGTACAGAAACAGCGAATAAAATTGAAAATCTGACAGCGGCCGAGTTGAGGGCGGCGCGGATACGTCTCGGGCTGAACATGGCCGAAATGGCCACGCAGCTGCGCACCCCCTACCGGACCTATCAGGAATGGGAGAATGGTGGCCGCCGCATCCCAGGCATTTGCACAATTGCCGTCGAGCTGCTGGAGAAGAAAGACCGCTGGATAATGATGGCCATAGAGGCGAAGATCGCCAGGGAGTATAAGCCATGACTAAAGCAGCACTTAAATCCCCCCGTCTGAAGCTTTACGGTCGAATTCACATCCTGTTGGCAGAGGCTGGCATTGATGATGACCGCTACCGGGACATCCTCTGGGTGCAGTTCCAAGTCGAGTCAAAATCAAAGCTCACCGAACGGCAGCTCCTGCAGCTGATCCAGCATATCGAAGAGCTGATGGGGGTAAAGCTGCAGCAAAAAGGCCGCTACCCCGGCCGGCCCCGCAACATGGAAAGCGGCGACCGCAAGGCGCTGCTGAAAAAGATCGAGGCGCTGCTCGCCGAAGCCGGGCGCCCCTGGGACTATGCCACCGGCATCGCCAGGAACATGTTCAAGGTGGATAAGGTCGAATGGTGCCAGCCCGAGCAGCTGAAGAGGATCGTCGCCGCCCTTACCTATGACGCCAAGCGGCACGGCAGGAGGACCAAGTAATGGCCAAGAAATCCGAAACCCTCACCGAGATCCGCGAGCACTTCATTGCTGCCCTGGTCGAAGAACTGGGCAAGCCCATTGCTGAGGCCAATTCCATTGCCCACTGCGTCGTCGGCGTTATCCGCGAAAAATGGGGGGGCTGCGAAAGCCTCTACATACCCAAAAGCGACACATTGGACAACCGCGATTGGCAGATGTGGGAGATGTTCAACGGCAGCAACTATGATGAGGTAGGCAAAGCTTTTGACCTCACCGGCCGCCAGGTGAGAAACAGGATCCGCATCATCCGCCCTATTGCCCAGGCTCGGGATCAGAAGGGGCTTTTCGACAGCTTTTTAAAACCTACGTAAGTCAATTTCTTTAATGATTTTCCTTGTTAACATAGAGTAAATTAATGTAAAATTGTGACATTTTAGCTTCAGTGGTAAGGAGGATAAGATGCCGCAAACTGGTTGGAAGGAAACGAAGCTTAATCCTCTGAGGATACTATTGGATATCCAAAACCCCCGCATTGAAGTTGCAAATGGCGCATCACAGGAGGAAATCCGCCTTAAGCTGCTGGCGCATGAGCGAGTTGTCGAGTTGGCGAGGGATATTGCGGATTATGGAAGCCTGCTGCCTGGCGAAAGGATTATTGTCACCAAGGAAAACAATAAATATGTGGTCCTAGAGGGGAATCGCCGTACTTGTGCCTGTCAACTTCTACTGAAATCTGAGTTGATCCCAGAAAAGTATCGCAAAAGTATCCGCAAATCTAGTAAAGACCTTATCTTAGCGCTGACCGAAATAAAAGTGGATATAGCACCATCGCGGGATGATGCAGAACCTGTAATCACAAAAAGACATACGGAGCAGGGTATTATTAAATGGAATACCACTGCCAAAATGCGACGAGCCTCTCGACTATTCGCTACAGGTTACGACATCGAACAGATTGCTGAAAAATTATCGAGTAGCAAAGGCAAGGTACGCGAAGATATTAGAAACCACCATCTGGTGAGATATATAATTGATCTCGATTGCTGGGATCATAAGGAAAATGAAATCCTCACTGATCAAGTCTTAAAGACCAACCCCTATACACGATTTTTCAACATCAAAGGTGTTAAAGAAAAACTTGGACTTAGTTTTGATGAACAAGAGTGGCCGCAGACGATACTTGATAAAACTCTATTCAATCAATACATGCGGCATATAGCCAGGAGCTTTCTCCTGCCGGACAGGAGCAATCATAACAAGCCGATAGCCAATACCAGGACCACTAAAGAAGAAATTTTTGATGCATTTCCAGTTTCTGATACAACCATCGTAGTCAATACTAGCAAACAGGAAAACCAGCCACCTTCATCTCATCGTAAAGATGAATCATCACCTCCGCCTAAAAATTCAAACAGTTCGACTGATCGGAAGTCATCATCTAAGGCAAATAAGCCCAGTGCCCCCAAGAGTGCCACAGCCTCTGTATTTTTTGAAAATCTAGTATGCTCGGTTCAAGATGACCGATTAATCGCCATTACTGGTGAAATTACTCGAATAGATCATAAAGACATGCCAGTAGCTGCTGCAATGTTACTACGTGGGCTTTTTGAATCGGCACTAGACTTCCAGATTAAGGTTGCAAAGAAAACATCAGCACTCCATCAATTTATAAAAGACAATAACAAGGGGAAACTCAAGGATGTTGGATTGGAAGCCTTGATGCGATTTTGCGCAAACAAAAACAATGATGTTTTCTTGATCCCCCGGATTTGTGATCAGCTCACCAATTTCAGGAGTACCGGCCTTAAAGACCAACTGGACTTCGTTGTCCATGGACGGTGGGCGGAAGCTTCCCCTGAGGTAATAGAAAGAGCTGCTAAATGTCTCCGTCCTATTATCAATCATATCTTGGCCGGACAAAATGAGCCTGTGGAGGAAGTAGCTGATGTTTAACGGTAACCCGATTAGCCCGTTGCGATATCCTGGAGGGAAAACGTTATTATCAAATTACATTGCTGATGTTATGGAAGCACACCTCCTGATTGGCTGCACTTTTTATGAGCCGTATGTAGGAGGGGCTTCGGTATCACTTGACCTCTTTAATAAAGGTTTTATTGCCAATGCAATTTGGCTCGAAAGAGATCCTCTCATCTATGCTTTCTGGTATAGCGTTTTACGAATGAACGAACAACTTTGTGAGGAAATCTACAACCTAGATGTGTCTCTAGAAACATGGGATTCTTATCAAGATTATAGACGGGCAATTGATCCGCCCAACGATTTACATGAACTACTCCTCTTTGGATTGGCTGGACTTTTTTTCAACAGAACTAATTTCTCTGGCATTTTAAAAGCTGGACCAATCGGCGGAAGGAATCAATCATCAAACTATGGGATCGATTGTAGATTCAAGAAAGACAGGCTTATAACTCAAATACAAAACATAGCCCGATACTCAGATCGTATAGAATTGCATTATGGGGATGCGATTTCGTTTATGGACAACAATGTAAGGCGGATTTCTTCTGGATTTAACTTTGTTTACGTAGACCCGCCATACTATGTACAAGGGAAAGAGCTCTATCGCTATTTTTATAACGACAGGCAACATGAGGACTTAGCATTTTTTATTCGAGCCCAAAATTTCCCATGGTTAATAAGCTATGATGACCATCCGAAAATAAGAGAATTTTACTCTGCAAATGAAATCCAGCCCATATACCTAGACTATAAAGTTCGCACCAGCAGAAGAGCACAGGAACTACTGATTTCCAACATTGAAATCCCTCCACCAGTTTATGAAAAGCTTGGTATCGTAGCCGCATAATATTCTTTACAACTATCTTTTCTCAGTATATAAGGCACTTTATTTCCTCTATAAAGCCTCTGACCTTCACGGTTCAGGGGCTTTTCTTTTTGAAACATTTCCACTGATCAAACCCTCCCCCATTTAGTAAGTTCATACCCGATCGAAGTTCCTCCTTTGCACCCCCGGTGTCCGGACTAGTCTCCCGGCGCCGGGGCAACTCTTTAAAAAACTACCGGGCAAGACCAGGCCACCTGTAGCAGCAACGACCGGCGGCAATAGTGCCGACACCAGGCGGGGAGGGCTTACAACCCGACCCCGCCCCGGTCCAAAATTAAAGCCCCCTCGCCCTTTATGGGAGAGGGCTGGGGAGAGGGTTCTATGAACATGAGCAGCAAGGGGCTGGTAGCCCTGAAGAATGAAGAAGGATGCGTCTTGCACGTCTACAAGGATCAGGCCGGGCTGCCGACGATCGGGGTCGGTCACCTCCTCACCAAGGCGGAACTCAGCTCTGGCAAGATCGTCATCAACGGCACGGCAATCAAATACGGCGACGGCATTACCACCCAGCAGGCCATGGACCTTCTTGCCCAGGACCTGCACCCGGCAGAGGACGCGGTCAGAAACGGCGTCAAGGTGTCGCTCTCTCAAAACCAGTTTGACGCCCTGGTCTCCTTTACCTTCAACGCCGGTACCGGCGGCTTTACCAACAGCACGATGCTGAAGCTGCTCAACAAGGGCCAGTATGATGCCGTGCCGAAACAGATGGCCCGCTGGGTCTATGTCGATGGCCAGGTTTGTGACGACCTGGAAGAACGCCGGGCTCGGGAGGCAAAGCTCTGGTCGGGTCTCGCCTAGCCAACATCAAGGAGGTTTCGATGAAAAAGTTCGACTTCAAAGCACTACTGGGTTTGTTGGTCATCGCCGGCTTTTTTGCCGTGGTCTTCATCCTCATCTATTCCCCCGGCATCAACCCGACAGTCAAGGACATCCTGCTCATCCTCCTCGGCTGCCTCGTCACTCTGGTGAAGGATGTTTATGGCTACTATTTCGGCTCCAGCGAGGGGAGCGCCAAGAAAACCGAGCTGCTCGCCACGTCGCCGACAGTCTCTGACGATGTCCCTGTTGTCAGGGGACCCGGCTTCGGAACCCAGGAAGGGGGCCGGCCCGATCTCTACACTCCGCCCCCTGCCATCCGCCCCGGCTTGGGTACCCAGGAGGCGCCATGATTCCGGCAACGCTCAAGGAGCGCTTCACCAGCGACTGGCGAAAGACCGACTGGCCCCGCACCATCCTCCTGATCGGCCTGATCTTCGCCATCTATGCCGCCCTGTGGCAGTACTTCATGCCCCAGGTCAGGACCATTACCACCAAGGAGTTCAAGCGGGTGGCGGAGATCAGGACCGTCCGCGACGTGAAAAGGGTCTATGTTACTTGCCCCGAGCAAGGGCTGGTCGCCCTGGACAAGAAAGAGATTGCCGGTGAGCTGGACATGCCCTGGTTGAGCGACCCGGCAGCCCCGGCCCCGGTGGAGGGCGATGCGACCACCCTGCACCCCACCGCCACCGCCGATCTGCCCGAAAGCAGAAACGGCTACCAGGTGGTCACCGTCGTCAATACCGATACCGGGGTCACCATCCCGGTGGTGCAGGAAAAGGAAGCCCCCTGGTTCCGCCTGGAGAACACCGGCACGGTGGGACTCTGGTACGGGCTGGACATTCACCTGCAGCAGATCGCCCAGGGGGAGCTGACCTGGAAGTTTCTCCGCATCAAAGACGTTCACCTGGGCTTGAAGGCGGACGGCACCACCGACGGCAGCGGCCATGCCCTGGCCGGCATCATCTACGAGTGGTGAGCCGATGGCTGATGATATGGACAGGGCTCAGGCCATTACTGAAACGTTCCTCGATCTTACCCTGGAAGCCCACCAGCGTTGTATGCCAAGAGGCGAAAGCTTGACTCACTGCGAAGATTGCAGTGAAGAAATTCCGGAAGAACGGCGACAGGCCATGCCCGGCTGTCGCCGCTGTATTGGCTGCCAAGAGCAGCATGAAATTTTATCTCTCTGGAGGACTGCGTGACCCTCAACTATCCCGTTTGGCAGATTGTCCTGACCATCATCCAGCTGATCCTGACCATTGCTGTTTTGTGGAGCAGTCGCAACAAGGTCACCAACGACCGCTTTACCCAGCTGGAAAACAGCAAGCTCGAACAGGACATGGAAATCAAGCACCTCAAGCAGAAACTGCGGGAACAGCGCCCCGCCTGCGACAATCACGGGCGCATGGAAGAAAACGACAAGATCATCTTCCATCGCCTGGAGAGCTTCCACAAGGACATTGCCGACATTAAGTCGAGCGTCGGCAAGATCGAAGGGGGCTTGGACGGCATCAAGCACACCGGCCAACTAATCAACGAGTTTCTCCTCAACCAGGGAGGCAAGAAATGAATTTCAAAGACGTGGCTACCGAAGACATCCGCCTGATCATCCTCCGCACGCTGGAGGAGACCAATGGCTACAGCTGCAATGAATCCATCATTCATGTGATCGTCGGCAAGTTCGGCCACTCCATCAGCCGTGACCGCGTCAAAACTGAATTGCGCTGGCTTGAGGAGCAGGGGCTTTTGAGCCTGGAGGAAGTGGCCGGCATCTATGTGGCCACCATCAACCAGCGCGGCATCGACGTGGCCACCGGCTGCGCCACCATCCCCGGCGTTAAGCGCCCGAGTCCCCGGAGCTGATATGGGCCAGACATCAAGCATTGAAAAACTACCCCCCGAAATCAAGAGCGAGTTGCAGCGTCTCCTCCAGGATCCCCGCGTCACCCAGCTGGAGGTAACGGAAAAGATCAATGCGCTCCTGGAGGAAGAAGGGCATGACGACCGCATCAGCAAAAGCGCTGTCAACCGCTATTCAATGCGCATGGAGGAAGTGGGCCAGAAGCTACGGCAAAGCCGCGAGATATCCGAGATGTTCATTGCCAAGGTCGGCGCTGCGCCCCAGGGGCAGACGGGCCTCTTGATCAACGAGATCCTCCGCACTCTGGCCTTCGATATCACCCTAAAGATACAGGATGCCGACATCCAGGATCCCGAAACACTTTCCGCCACCATCGACCAGGTCAAAGCCCTGGCCCTTGCCACCCAGCGGTTGGAACAGTCCGCAACCATCAACGTCAAACGGGCTGCTGAGATCAAGAAACAGGCCCTGGAAGAAGCTGCGAAGACCATTGAGAAAACCGCAACCGCCGCCGGCGTCACCCCCGAGGCAATCCAGATGATCCGCCGCGACGTGCTGATGATGGCAGAATGATGAAACCAGTCAAAGCCCAATGCATACCCGCCAATCCCGCCGGGCTCTTTCTTCCCTACCAGGAGAAATGGATCGTCGATCGCTCCCGATTGAAGCTCATGGAAAAGGCTCGCCAGATTGGCCTCTCCTGGTCCACAGCCTATGCCGCCGATGAGCGCACCGCTGAGGCCGGGGCCAAATGGGACCAGTGGATCAGTTCCCGCGATGACCTGCAGGCCCGCCTAGTCATCGAAGACTGCAAGATGTTTGCTAAGGTGCTGCAGATTGCCGCTGAGGATCTGGGCTTCAAGGTTATCGATGAGGAGAAAAAGATAAGTGCCTACGTACTTCATTTTGCTAATGGAAGACGAATCCACAGCATGTCTAGCAACCCTGATGCTCAGGCTGGAAAACGTGGAGGTCGTATCCTCGACGAATTCGCCTTGCATCCAGATCCTCGTAAGCTCTGGTCCATCGCCTACCCCGGTATTACCTGGGGCGGAAATATGGAAGTTATTAGCACCCATCGAGGCAGCGCCAACTTTTTCAATCAGCTGGTCCGAGAGATCCGCGAGCACAAAAATCCGAAAAAGATCAGCCTGCACCGGGTCACTCTCCAGGATGCCCTCGATCAGGGCTTCCTCTATAAATTGCAGCAGTCGCTCCCCGCCGACCACGAAGTCCAGGAGATGGACGAAGCGAAATACTTCGACTTCATTAAGGGGGGCTGCGCCGATGAAGAATCGTTTCTCCAGGAGTACATGTGCGTGCCGGCAGATGATGCCAGCGCCTTCCTCGAGTACGACCTGATCGCCGGCTGCGAATACGGCAGCCAGGAACAATGGGAATTCGACAGTCCAGAGGACTGCAGGGGCAAGCAGATCTTCGTCGGCATCGATATCGGCCGCAAGAAAGACCTCACCGTCCTCTGGCTCCTGGAACTTCTGGGGGACGTGCTCTACACCCGCAAGGTGCTCGAGCTGCGCAACATGTCCAAGCCCGATCAGGAAAAGGTGCTGTGGCCCTGGCTCGATTACATGCGCCGCACCTGTCAGGATTACACCGGTCTCGGGATTGGCTGGGGCGACGATGCCCAGAAACGGTACGGCCAGTACCGCTACGAGAACATTACCTTTAACACCAGGGTCAAGGAAGAATTGGCCTATCCAGTGCGCGGCCATATGGAAGACAAAAAGCTGCGCATCCCCTACAAGCCCGAGATCCGCGCCGACCTCCGCGCAGTGACCAAAGAAACCACGGCCGCCGGGAATATCCGTTTTACTGCTGAGCGCAGCGAAAACGGGCACGCCGACCGGTTTTGGGCGCTAGCCCTGGCCATACATGCTGCTGGTACCGACGCTGGTCCAACGTGGGCTGGGTCTCGGTCGCCGCGCAATTCCACAAAAATACTGAAAGGATATGACGATGCGGCGTAACGGCCTTTGGATAAACGAACGCGAGTTCGTACAGTTTGCCGAAGATCCGGCCCAGCCGACCTCCCTCTCCCAGGAGCTGGCGGTCCGCTCCCGCACCCTCGATTACTTCGGCCTGACCAACCTCTATCTTCCCAACCCCGACCCGATCCTCAAGGCCCAGGGGCGGGACATCCGGGTCTACAGCGACCTGATGACCGATGACCGGGTTGCCGGCGGCATCACCAACAGGATCAACGCCACCCTGGCACTCGCCTGGGACATCGACCAGGGCAAGGCCAAGAACCGGCAGGCCAAAGCTATCAAGGAGATCTTCACCAAGCTGCCGTTAACGAGGATCACCGAGCAACTCATTCGCGGCGCCCGCGCCTATGGCTACTGCCCGACCGAGATCCTGGTGGCTCCGTGGCAGGGGATCAACATCCCCATCGACATCGTGCCCAAGCCGCCGCGCTGGTTCGTCTTCAATCAGGAAAACCAGCTCCGTTTCCTCACCCGCACCAACCTGCTGTCGGGTGAGGAGCTCCCCAAGCGGCGCTTCATCTGCCCAACCAATGAGGCGAGCTACGAGAACCCCTACGGCCTCGGCCTCAATAGCCGCTGTTTCTGGCCGGTGACCTTCAAACGGGGGGGCTGGCGCTACCTGGTCCAGTATGCCGAAAAATTCGGCCAGACCTGGCCCATCGGCAAGCTGCCCCGCAGCGCCAGCCAAGAGCAGATCAACGATTTTCTCGACATCCTTGAAAGGATGATCCAGGACGGCGTGGCGGTGATCCCCGACGACGGCAGCGTCGAGTTGAAGGAGAGCGGCTCCAAGGGGGCAACCAGCGATCTGCATCGCGGCATCATCCAGGAGGCCAACAGCGCCATCTCAACCGTCTGGCTCGGCCATGCCGGGGTGGGTGAATCCACCTCGGGGGGCAAGCTGGGGGATGACAAGCTTTCCATCGAGGTGCGCCAGGATATCCGTGACGCCGACGTCCGCCTGGTGGAGGAAGCCTACAACCAGGTCATCGATTACATCTGCGAGGAAAATTGGGGCTCCAGCGAAGGGGCGCCCCGCTTCACCTTCATCATCGAAAAGGAGGTGGACCTCAAGCAGGCCGAGCGTGACGACAAGCTGACCGCCTCCCTGGCGCGGAGCGGCAAGCGGCTGTCAAGCGCCTACTTCGAGCGCACCTACAACCTGGAGCAGGGGGATGTGGAAGAGGCCCCGGCCAAGGAGGTGCCCCCCGCGCCAACGCCGAAGGATACCCCCATCGTCGATGACCAGAGCGCCTTTGCCGAGCCTGGCGACAATGGCGACGCCACCCCCGACAATGCCGACCTCCTTGCCGTCCAGGCCGAAACGGCAGCCGAGCCGCTCCTCAACAAATGGATCCAGGCAGCCAGAAAGATCGTTGACGGCGCCGGCAACCTGATCGACCTGCGCGACGATCTACTCAAGCAGTCGGCCAAGCTCGATATCGCCCCCATGGCGGCCCACGTCCGTGATGCCCTGCTTTTATCCACTCTGCTTGGCCGGGCCGAGGTCCAGGACGAAATAGCCGCTTCCGAAGCGGGCGCCTCCTTCGCCGAGTTCTCCCGCTACTCCTTTGCCGAGTCGCCGATCACCTCCGCCCTGCGCCTCCCCTTTGCCGAGGCCATCGCTTTCTTCCGGGGCAAGGTCAACATCCCCACCGAGAAGTGGAACGATCTCTTCCTCGATGCCCATGCCAAAGGATTCATGATCGCCGGGGCGATGAAGGGGGAGCTGCTCGCCGATCTGCGCGAGGCGGTCGATCAGACCATCGCCCAGGGGCTCACTCTCGCCGACTTCCGCAACCAGTGGGACACCATTGTCGAGCGCTACGGCTGGAAATACGTCGGTGGGCGCAACTGGCGGACCCGTGTCGTTTACGAGACCAATACCCGGCAGGCATACAACGCCGGTCGCTGGCAGGGGATCACCGACCCGGACGTGCTTGCCACCCGCCCCTATCTGCTCTACAAGCATGGCGATTCCGTTCACCCCAGGGTGCTGCATCTGTCCTGGGACGGCACGGTGCTCCCGGCGGATGACTCCTGGTGGTCAACCCATTACCCCCAGAACGGCTGGGGCTGCAAGTGCAAGGTCTTCTCCGCCGGTGAGCGGGATATCACCCGGCTGGGGGCCAAGGCCAAGCGCACCGCACCCAACGACGGCAGCTACACCTGGACCGACAAGCAGGGGCGTTCCTTCGAGATCCCCAACGGCATCGATCCCGGCTTCCAGTACAACCCCGGCACCGCCGCCAACAAGTCTAGGGACATCTTGAACGAGCGGATCGACCGGTTGCCGCTGGAGATCGCCAGGAAGGTCCGGGCCGAGATCGCCCAAAAGGAGAAGTAGGACGCCATGCTCTGCAAGCTCGGGTGGCATAGCTGGGAAAAATGGACTGCGCCGGTCAATGGGATTTATTGCAAAAGCCCCGATGCCATTGGCTACTTCCAGGTTTGCCAGCGGCGGGTCTGCGAAAAGTGCGGCATCGCCGAATTCCGCGCCGTGCCGCAACTTAGGTCCGTTGATGACCTGAAGAAAGAACGGTAGCCATGACCGACGAGCTGATCAAGATCACCCACGACCTCCCCAAGGCGCAGAAGGCCCTGGCGAGGATCGCCCAGCGCACCGGCAGCCCCGCCCCGGCGCTGAAGGCCATGGGTAAGGTCCTGGTCCTTTCCACCGATGAGCGCTTCAGCAAGCAGGAAGATCCTAAAGGAAACAAGTGGCAGGATGTCAAGCCGGCCACCCGCAAGCGCAAGAAGAACCCGAAGATCCTGACCGAGTCCACCAAGCTCCGGGACGGGATCAGCGATCAGCTTGATGGCAACGACACCCTACTGGTGGGGAGCGATTCACCCTACGGCGCCATCCACCAGCTGGGTGGCGAGATCAAGCAGGAAGGGGTGACCCTCCACCTGAAGGGGAGCGGACGCAATACCCGCTTCGCCAAAAAGGGCCAGGGAGACCGTACCAAGACGGTCAACCGGACGATCAAGATGCCGCCCCGTCCCTTCCTGGGGGTGAGCAAGGCGGATGAGGAAGAATTGCTGGCTACGGCGGGCGATTATTTGATGGGGTGATTAAACGCCCAAATTTGCCCTGTAGCCGTTTCAGAGGGGCTACATACAGACACTGCATTCAAGACCGTCTGAAAGGGAATTTAAAAGGGGTTTTAAATTGGTTTCAAAAGAGCTGAGTTCTTTTTTTGAAATGTTTCAACTGAACAAGACGAATACCGGGGGATATGGTGCGGTACGCACCATAGAAAGGAGCAAGTAAATGGAAGAATGGGATCTGGTTTTTAACGCCGGCTGGCATACCGACTCGAAAGGCAACAAGAAGCTCTGGACCACCGGAGATCTGGATAGGATGGTGTCAAGCTTCGACCCGCAGTTTCACGAGCCCCCCCTGGTGATCGGCCACCCTTCGGACAATGCCCCTGCCTTCGGCTGGGTCGAGGGTATCAAGCGGGTGGGCGATGGCTTGTACTTGAAATACAAGCAGGTGGTTGACGAGTTCAAGGAATGGAACCGCAAAGGGATGTTCAAAAAGAAATCCATCGCCGTTTATCCGGACGGCTCCCTGCGCCATATCGGCTACCTGGGTGCCATGCCCCCGGCGATCAAGGGACTGCCCGATTTCCAGTTCAGTGACGCCGGCAAGGGGGAGGCGGTCACCTATGAGTTCTGTGACTGGCGCATGGGCACCATCGGCAGGGTCATCATGAAAATCCGCGATTACCTGGTCGAGAAAGAAGGGGCCGACAAGGCCGACAGCATCATCGGGTCCTGGGAGGTCCAGGACCTG